CCGTAGCGAGTCTTGAAGCCGATCTTGGGCTGGAAGGTGTTGGGGTTGATTGCACGAACCTGCTGGAGAGGTACATAGGGGCAATAGAACAGACCAGCGTCATAAGGAGAAGTACCCTTGTAACCTGCAACATAGAAGTGCTTATCAGCAACGTTTGCAGAGTAGGGGTCAACATAGACCTTGATGCGACCGTTCAGAGTACCAACCAGAGTGCTGGAGGTGTCATCGGGAACGAGACCGTTGTTACCAGCAAGAGCAGGAGCGTAGTCAAGAACGCCTGCCATGCCGAGAGCAGAAGCAACATCAGCAGAACAGATCAGGATGTTACCCTTGCCACGACGAGTTTGCTGACCGATTGCGTTAGCATCTCTTTCGATCTGGAACAGGAGACCTTTGAACTTCTCAACAGACCAGCGACCGTTGGAATCGACATCGAGGTCGAAGATACCAGCGTTAGCAGTGTTGTTCTGAGCACCAGCAACAGCGTTGGTGTAGATGGTACGAACAACTTCACGGTTGATTTCAGCGAGGATCTCGGTGCTGAGGATGTTGCTCAGCTCCTGCTCAGCGTCCAGACCGTGGATCGCCTTGAGGTCCTGTGCCAGCTCTAAGCTGTACTCTGCCTTCAGCGCACGAGCTCTTGCAGTGACGGTGACTTTCTCGATCGAGAAACCCATCTCACGGAACTCGCTACCAGAAGTAGCATCATCCAGACCTTCAACGGTTGCAGTGGTCATGCCAGTTGCATCGTCTGCCTGCTCATAGGTTCCAGCGGGGGAATCGTTGAGGAGTGCAGGGTTGGTGCCCTCAGCATCGTTGTTAGCAGAGCTAGAAGCGCCAGGATCGTAGGAGGTGCCGCCACCACCAGAGAAACCAGCGTTAGGCTCGTTGAAGAATGCTTCGTCGTAACCAGACTGAGCAGGTCTACGCTCGGAACCATAGTTGGTTCTCATTGCGAAGATCAGTCCAGTAGGACCAGTCATGGGTTGAACACCAGCGATGTCATATGCGATCAGCTGGGGCATAGAACGTCTGATCAGGGAGATCAGAACGGGGTCGAAACCTGCGGTAGCGCCAGTAGCGGTATCGCCACCAGTGTAACCTGTGGTTTGAAGAGTCTCAGACAGAATCTGACCTTCTTCAATTTGTGCTTTTTCTTGGTTTTCGAGGAGTTGTGCAACGACGCCACGCTTATGGGAATCTTCGATCTCGGGAAGAGCTTCGTGATTCAGTACGGGTGCCCACTTCTCCTGGAGTTGTTTTAAGGACATTTTATTCTCCGAAAAGTAAGTAGTTAGGGTTTACAATTATTTGGACCAACGAGCGATTGCATCGACATACTTCGACATCGTGCCGCTAGTGGTTTCTTCGACAAGGGGTTCCGATGCTTCTTCGGTGGGTTCAGTTGCAGCAGCAACTTCAGCCTTTCTAGTGAAGTAGGATTCCTTGATCGTATTGACCTTATTTCTAAAGTCTTCTTCAGTTTCAAACTCAACACCCTCTGCCAAAGAAGCGAGCTTCTCCTTCTGAGTCTCTGCGAGACCTGTGGCACATTCGTTCACAATTTCCATTTTGACAAACTCGCCAATACGCTTATTCAGAGCGACATTAGCGTCGATTTGCTCGTTGAGTTTAGCTTCCATATCATCAAGCTCACCTGCCATTCCATCAAGCAGGTTGAATTTCTCCTCAGGCACGCTAAAGTTGTGCTCTAAGAAGAGACCTTTCAGACCGTTGAAGAACGACTCTGCCATCTCAGTCTTAATACCGTGCTCGATTTGCAGTGCATTTTCCTTCATCCACTGCTCGGCGGCATAAGTCAGATAGTCGTCTACCTTCTCGGCCAAATCTGTTTGAATCTTTTCAACTTCTTCAGTCAAGGCAGATTCATATGCCTCTTGCAACGCTGCTGCTTCTTTGTTAACACGGCTGGTTACAGCTGCTTCAAAGATAGTTGCTGCTTTCAGGCGGAACTCTTCTGAGAGTTCTTCACCAGCGACAAGAGCGTCAACATCTTCAGTAAAGTCGAGGTCGGTTTCAGCGATTGTTTCTTGTTCGCCATCTTCCGTTTCCTCCATCTTTGCGGATGCATCGCTAGGTTTGGTGCTAGGTACGGGTGCTCTACCTACTTTCTTAGCAGCAGAAGCGCCAGCGTTTTTAGTGCCTTTTGCACCTTCCATGGAATCCGAGGTAACATCAACTACCTTAGAAATTTCAGAACCAGATGTATCAATAGGATCACCAGGTTTTGCATCTTTGGTAACTGGGTTAGAACCTTCGGTCACTTCTTCCATGTTATCTAACTCTTTGTCGAGTGAGGTCTCAGCCATTTGTAACTCCGTTATGCTTTAGCGTTGTCTGTATTTATTTATAAATCACAAACTCTTTAAAAATGCTGCAAACGCGGAGATTTTACGCTCCTGCAGATTAATAAGAGTTGCTTCGTCGATTTCCTGTTTGATTTCTGCTACTGCAGACTCTTTCAAGATACCATTATCCCAAACCCACTCTTTACCTTCCATGATGCCATCGACGAATGCATCAGGAGCAGAAGGATCTGCTACAATATCGGCAGCAGTAGCGAGCATGAAATCATCCATAACAACGTTACAGTTCTCTTCCTTACGGATAGAACCCATGCCTCTAGAAGAGACACCCAATTTGACTCCTTCATCAAGTAATGACTTAGCGACTTTACCCATAGGAGTGTCGAGTAACTTTGCCTTACCGATAAAGTTATTCCCGTCTTCCTTAAGAGAAAGGATCTTGTGAGAAACACGGTCGAGATTGATGGAAGGACCATCGGGGTGACCCAATTCTCCAAGGGCACGCCCTTTTTGAATGTAGTTCTCATCGTATTTAGCAACTTCTCGTGCCAAAGTTTTCTGAGGATACATTCTGTTATTGCGGTTCTTTAGTTCCGCTTGCAGAAAGATACCTTCAATGAAGTAATTCTTTTTGCCTTCAGTCTCTTCGCAGAGAAAATCGACATTATTGATTTCTTCAGCTATCAGTCTCATCGGTTTGTTCCTCAGGTTCTTGTTCGGCGGTAGGTTGCTCCACTTCATCAGCGGGAGGATCTTCTGGTTTGCGACCATCAACTTCTACAGTCTCAGGTTCGGCGTCATCAGTAGCAAGATCTGCAGCAATTTCATCCGCAGCATCTTGTGCAGTATCATCTAATTCAAAACCCATTTGCTTTGCAAAATTAATTTTTTGCTGCTGAATGGCATCATAAGTAGCAGCACTAAGTGCATCGTTCATAGAATCGATTGCTGCTGCTTTTTCATCGCCAAAAATTTGTTTGACAATTTTATTTGCAATATCACTAGGCATAATATGTTCCCACTGTAGTATTATTTAGTCTATTTAGAATTCACCCCTGCGGGCATCACTGGGATCAACTGCGGATTGTGGATCAGCAGGTGCTACTTCTGCTGGGGCACCTTCATCGCCAGCAGCCATAGCGGGATCCATTTCCGCTGCTGGATCAGCAATAACACCTGATTCCATCTCATCTGCGATTTGATCATCAATCTCTTTAATCTCTTGTTCAGTTTGCTTGAGAACTTGACGACGCATATATTCAACAGAGAAATACTTGCCGACATATGGGTCCATAACATTAACTTGATTCATACGCTCGTTACGAATCTCTATCTCTTTCAGTTCTGTGAAGTAATTATCTGCAACATAATCAAACTGGATATGAGTTCTCATCTCTTCCCACTCTTCCAGTGTAACTACACCTTTTAGAATAAGTTGAGTTTTCAGAAGATCTACAAAAAGTTCGGAGAATCTCTTACGGAGACGTGCAATAAACTTTTGAAATTTAACTTCGTCGCGAGTAATCTCAGCAGCGCGACCGATGTTGAATGTTGTTTCTGTTTCCAAACGAGAACCAGGTACATTCAGTGCTTTATAAAGTTTCTTTTGGAAGTACTTGACATCTTCAAGTTCTCCAAGATTTTGTCCACCAGGAAGTGTGGAGATTTCTGTTCCTCTACCACCTTCGCGGCGAGGTAACCAGAAGTCTTCTAGCATGGACATGAACTTCTTGTCGTCCTTAATCTCACCAGTGTTAGCATCATATACAAGTTTATTTCTGTAGCGTCCCATAACTTCACGGAGATATTGCTCCGCTTTATTCTTGGGAAGATTGCCAACATCAATGTAGAAGATACGACGCTCAGGTGCTCTACTCAAACGATAGATAACCAGAGAATCTTCAATCATTCTCAGTTGGTTGACTGCCTTAATCGCCTTATGCAGGTGACTAAGAGTCATGTTTTTGTTTAAATCTTGAATACCAGAATGACAATATGTAATAGAATCGGGAGTAATTTTCATTCCCTGATTCGTAGAATTCTTTAAACCTTTGGGATTGTAAAGAAAATACTCTGCTGCTTTCTGCGTAAGTTGAGTATTCAGATCAACACCGCGCAATTGTTCGGGTCTCTTCTGTTCATATTCAGTTACCTTACGAATTTTACGAGGGTCGATATAACGTAATTCTGCAAGACCACCACTGGGATTCTGTGGATCAATTACTTTGTGATAAAATAATCTTCCGTCAACATACCAACGACGGAAAATTTCATATGCACGATTTTCAAAATCCAAGAGACGAAGAATTTCATCAAACTCTTCTCTCATTAATTTTTTAATTCTATCTGATGTTTTTAAGTTAGACAGTTCCAATTCAATAGGAACATCATCAAAGTTCCCACAAATTGTTTCGTTAACGATATCATCGACCGCACTATCACACTCGGGGTTTAAAACCATTTCCCTATATCGGGTAATCAATTCATAATCATTACGAATTGTTCCATCAAAGTCAACAGAATAACCGTAATATCCGCCACCTACTACAGGTTGCGAACCATCCATATTATCTTTCTGAACAAAAGAAGGCCCCTTAGGGACCTTCTTTGCTCTTTCAAGTGAAAAACCGAAGAGCTGAGACAT